GACAAACGTTTTACCGGTTTGTAAATAGGAGCACACAAGCTCGCTAGTCGCCCCCTTCGTATCGGGGATCTAGAGATTAAACGGTATACCTGTCATTTTAAATTTCTACTTTTCGTACCAGTCATGGGTTTTATAAATCTTTCGCTTTTTGATGTGGATAAATTAATGGTGTGGGTGAGTAAATTCAATCCAGGCAAAATCCTGTCTGCAATCTGCAACTTGGGTATAGACTGTTGGAATCGCTTTCGCAAGTGGTTCTTTGGTCTCAACTTTGATGCACATATGTGGGCGGTGGATGCCTTCATTCCACTCATGCCACATTACACGGAGCAGATGGAACGTGTAGTCGACGACTTCTGCAGCGAAACCCCAGAATCCAAATTAGAAGACTGTCTGGAACTGGACACCTCAGTAAATGAATTCTTCGATGAAGAGGTGTACAAGAAGGATGAGGAAGGCGTGATGAAACTCCAAAGGAGCGCTGCCAGGAAACACATTAAACGTGTGCGCCCAGGCATGATGCAAGCGGCCATTAAGGCTGTAGAAACGAGGATCAGAAATCGCCATACCATCTTTGGAGATGACATGGGAAAGGTAGACGAAGCTGCAGTTAGAGCAACTGCCAGTGACATATGTGGTGAGTTCAAGATCAACGAACACCACACCAATGCATTGGTGTATGCCGCAGCATACCTTGCCATGACACCAGACCAGAGGTCTATCGACAGCGTCAAGCTCGCCTACAATCCTAAGAGTCAAGCCAGAAGGACTTTGGTTTCAGCCATTCGTGAGAACAAGGCTGTTGCCGGGTTCAAATCCCTTGAGGATTTTTAGGCGGCCCACTCAGCTTTCCGGTTGAAGATGCCCCATATCCTATTTTAGGCATCCCGGAAATCAGGGTAGCTGAGAAGCGGGCCAGTAGAGTCATGAAAAGTAAGAGAGTCGTAGGGTTACCTGCTGTTAGTGCAGGTTTGAAGGTTTGCGTCCATCAAACCTCCCTACATAATATGATAGTTAGTCTCGAACGCAGGGTTTTTCGTGTGAAGAACTCTGCAGGAGAGTTAGTAGTACCTCCCAAACCTATCCAAAATGCATTTGACTCCATTTCCTATTTCCGTGAAGAATGGTTGAGGAAATTGTCTCACAAGGGTCAAATTCTCAAGTCCTCTTTGGCGGATGTTGTGGCGTGTTACTCTTCTGAAAAGAGGAAGTTATACCAAAAAGCAGCAGACTCCTTAGAGAAGAAACCTGTGCAATGGAGAGACTCCAAGGTACAAGCATTCATCAAAGTTGAAAAGCTTGAGTGTGACACCAAGGATCCCGTACCTCGTACGATTCAACCTCGATCCAAGAGGTACAACCTAGCAATAGGCCAGTATCTCAGATTAAATGAAAAGAAGATGTTGGATTCCATAGACGACGTTTTCAAAGAGAAGACTGTCTTATCAGGTTTGGACAACAGGGCTCAAGGGAGAGCCATCGCCCACAAGTGGCGTAAATACCAGAACCCAATAGGGATCGGGCTGGATGCATCGAGATTCGATCAACATTGCAGCGTCGATGCCCTCAAATTCGAGCAAACTTTCTATAAAGCGTGCTTTCCTGGGGATCAACAGTTGGAAACATTATTGAAATGGCAATTATCCAATACTGGATCGGCTTTGTTACCAACTGGAGAACTGGTTAGATATCGTACCAAAGGGTGTCGCATGAGCGGCGATATAAACACAGGCCTTGGGAACAAAATTCTCATGTGCAGCATGGTACACGCATTCTTGAAAGAGACGGGAGTGCGAGCTTCGTTGGCCAACAATGGTGACGATTGTGTCCTCTTCTGTGAGAAGGGAGATTATGAGCAGATAAACCGCAATCTTGAGCAATGGTTCCTGTGCAGGGGTTTCGAAATGACCGTCGAAAAACCTGTCGATGTACTCGAGAAGGTGGCGTTTTGTCGTAGTCAACCGGTTTGCATTGCCACGCAATGGGCTATGGTAAGGCAATTGGGAAGTTTGTCGAGAGACTGCTTTTCAACACAGGATTGGTTAAACCCAAAGACATTCAAAGATGCAATGAATGCGCTAGGTCAATGTAACGGGATCATCAATGATGGAGTTCCAATACATATGGCACAAGCAAAACTAATGCATAGAATCGGTGGAAACCGTAAGTTCAATCTAGATGCGCTTCATAAACAAATGGAGTACAGCTGGAGAGATCGTCTCGGTAAGAGAACGAATCTTTTGTGGAGTGAGGTAGAGGATGCTACAAGATTGTCGTACTTTAGAGCATTCGGAATAGAACCTTACATTCAAAGAATAGTGGAGGAGTACTTCTCACAGGTGGAAATCACTTGTGAGGGGCGATCAACAAACGTATTACCTACACACTACTCTAGAATCCACAAAGATCTAATCAAAGCCCGATAAAATGTCTTCAAAAGCTCCCAAGAAATCCAAACAACGGTCCCAGCCCAGGAACCGGACCCCAAATACCAGTGTAAAGACTGTAGCCATCCCCTTTGCCAAGACGCAAATAATCAAGACTGTGAATCCTCCACCGAAACCAGCAAGAGGTATATTGCATACCCAGTTAGTTATGAGTGTGGTTGGATCAGTTCAAATGCGTACAAATAATGGCAAATCCAACCAAAGGTTCAGATTAAACCCTAGCAATCCTGCTCTTTTCCCCACTCTAGCATATGAAGCTGCAAATTATGACATGTATCGCTTAAAGAAGCTGACACTCCGTTACGTCCCACTCGTTACCGTGCAAAATTCCGGGCGAGTTGCAATGATCTGGGATCCCGACTCGCAAGACTCGGCCCCACAATCCAGACAGGAGATATCAGCCTATTCCCGATCAGTCTCGACTGCCGTGTACGAGAAATGCTCGTTGACGATTCCGGCGGATAATCAATGGCGCTTCGTTGCAGATAACACCACAGTGGACAGAAAGCTCGTCGATTTTGGCCAGCTTTTGTTCGTTACACACTCTGGTAGTGATGGAATAGAAACAGGGGACATATTCTTAGATTGTGAAGTCGAGTTCAAAGGACCCCAACCAACCGCAAGCATCGTACAGAAAACTGTAATTGATCTCGGTGGGACACTCACTTCTTTCGAAGGGCCATCTTATCTGATGCCTCCGGATGCCTTTATTACCAGTTCTAGTTTCGGCCTGTTTGTTGACGTCGCAGGGACCTATCTGCTTACACTAGTGGTGACTTGTTCGACCACTGGTAGCGTCACAGTAGGAGGAAATTCAACTCTGGTTGGCGACGGTAGGGCGGCATACGGTAGTAGCAATTACATTGCTTCTATAGTATTCACTAGTTCGGGTGTGTTATCGACCACCCCTAGTGTGCAGTTTTCAGGTTCCTCTGGAGTATCACGCGTGCAAATGAACATCTGCAGATGTAAACAGGGGAACACTTTCATACTTGGTTAATTGGTTCTTTTAAGTGTAGCCTCCACCCGAGTTGCAAGAGGGGAACACGCAGTCTCGCCGACCCTGTTGGCAAACAGTAAAATTGCAAAAAATAGAGTGCTAGGAGTAGTTCCCGTACCCGCGGGAGCAAGACCCTACTACAGTAGACGAACCGGCATCGGACCCTGGGAAACAGGTACCTAGCGTATTAATAGGTCGCTAGAAATCGGGCGGGCTTCACCTTCGGGTAACCCGCCGTCGAGAGGGAAAACCTCTGTGTGGTTGTGCGCACGTCGTTGTCGGAAGACTCTCACTGTTGTAGTTATTTCCTTTTTCTTTTAGGTAGGAGCACTTGCTCAGAGGGCGCATACCTCTGGTAAAACAAAATTGGCCCCTGAGAGTAGAAAACTCAGGTTAATAAAACAGGAGAATATTTACCTAGTCGTATAACGGCTAGGTACCCC